AAAAAAAAAAAAAAAAAAAAAATAAATAGAGTAGAGGCAGTAAGGAAAGAAAAAATAAGAAGAAAATAGAAAAAATAAAGAAGTTAATAATGTCCTATAGAATGTCCTATAAATTTAGGACATTAATTCATAAAAAGAAACATTTGTATAAATATATCTAACGCGGTCTGTAACTCGTTTTAGTCTAATAGAAAATTTCTTATGACTAGGTCTATCAACAGGCTTATAGCCTTCCACTACATCCCAAAAATGTATAAATTTTTGATACAAATCAGTTGATTGCATTCTAATTTTCATATGAGTAGATACACTCCCAGCCCAGTAGTCAATAAATTGATCTATAGGATCAGCATTTATATTTTTCATATCTTTCATTAGCTCAGTTTCTACTCGGTCTACTGATAGACTAAAACTAGAAATGTCTCGTTGCATCAATTCTGAATAAAATGATCGCATAACTGCTGGATTATCAAAATAAGAGTATAATTTGTCAAAGAAAACTTTATCTTTAGTATATTTATCATTAAATTCAATAGGCATATATCTCCGATCATCTTTAGAAATTTTAACACTATTTATATTATTTGTAGTAAATATGTAATTTGTATAGTCTTTGACTGATACTGAATCAATTCCTTTCCTTTCCTGCTCTGTCTGTTGACATGTAATTGCATCTTTGAGTATCTCAGACATATTAAAAGTATCTTTACCAGAAGTTTCATTAAGAACTGCAAGAAGTTTTCCTTGCGTATTAACGAATCTTCCAAATACTTTATCAACTTTACTTGTTATAAGCATTTTATCTTCTCCAATAATTAATTTCATTAGTTGTTCAGCAATAGAACTTTTTCCACAACCCTGTTTTCCATAAAAAATTAGACACACTTCTGTTTTTCTACTAGGAAACTGCAAGATATGTGCAAACCAGTTAAGTATGTAATTATAAACTATAGGATCTGAAACAATATTCTGTATAAAATTATGAATAAAAGACGTATCTGCACCACAGTCAATTGTTTTAAGGATAGGAAATGGTCTCCAAAGATTATAAATAAAATATGGGCATTTACTCGGATCTGGATAGTAGTTAACCGAGTCATAGTATCTCATTGTAGTATCTTCAAGCCAAAATGGAATAAAAGTCTTACAATTACTTTTACAAGGTGGTTCTGTACAAATGTCTTTATACATTGATATTAATGAATTAGGCTTAATATACGTAATTCCTGTAGAGTCTTCACAAATAAAACAAAATGGATTAAGAATTTTAAAATGAAATTTTTCAAAATACTCCTTTTGAATAATATAAATAGGACTCTTATTTATTATATCTCTACAGTATTTCTCAGAATCAAGAACTAAGAATTCTTTAGGATCTAATCCATCTTTAAAAGGCTTATTAATAAAGACTAAATTCATGTTTGGATACTCTTTTTTAATAAATTTATTAAGATATTCTAGTACACTGGAAATATCTAGTACATTATCTGGAATTTTAATCTGAAATCCATCATAATTATAAGAAGTTACAGTTAATCCCTGATTCTGCATGTATTCTATTGCAGAAATTACTACCCTAGACTCATATTCCTGCAAAATTAGACTGAGGACCTTGAAATGATTAATAATAAATTTTTCTTCCTTAAATTTTTTGGCATACTTAGTCTTTGCAGAGACTAATTGCTTATTCTTAGAGTAGTTATAAATTGATTTAAACTCAGGCATCTTAACGAATGTATGAATATTCTCATGCAACTCGGTAATAAAACGTTTAACAAAAGAAGTTAACTTGTAATCTTCTGGAGATAAATTAAAAGAATCAGACCATGTTTTAACAGATCCTCCATAAAGTAGAATAGTAAACAAACTTTTGATTATATCCCGTTTAGTCTTATTGTCTTTAAATTTATAATTATACTGCACAATACTTTGTTCTGAAATTTCAATTGAATTTATAATTTCATCACGACATTTACAATACTTAGTAAGATAATCATAATCTAAATCTTTTCCATGAAGGAGTCCTAGTAAAATTTCAGAGTGGCAATTAATAATGTCAATATCAATATCACTTTTTCCAAATAGAGTACTTCTAATTTTATTCCACATGTTAGTACAGGTAAGAATACTCCCATTTACGAAATACCTTCCAAATTCGTCCTTTGTATATTCCACTTCAATGAATTTCTTTTCTTTAGCGATTTTGACGTAATTAATTAAACGCTCTTTTTGCTCTGGAATAATATCTGGATGTGTAATAAAATTTAAAAGGGAAGTATCAGGATACTCTATTAGATTAAAAGTCTTCATTTATTCTTATGAAAGATAATAATTTAAGTTTTTAAATCAATTTAACTTCTGTTATTATTTGAAAACTACTTAAAGAAAAAAATACATTTTAGTATATAAATGGCTACTAAAGAGTATTTTAATTTATACTGGCAGCAAAATAAAGAAAAAATTAAACTTCAAAGAAGGGAATATGCAAAGACAGAGGAGTATAAAAAACTTAGACACGAACAAAACCGAAGGTACTACTTAAAGAAAAAGGAACTTAAATATAAAGAACTAACTGAAAAGATCCCTGACTGAAATGGTGCCTAATCCTTAGAATTAGCTAGATATGCACCATTCTGGTAAAGTACTACCATAGGATATGTTTTACAAATTGTAATCCAACGGGATTTAATAGCTTTTATCTTCTTAATTTGATCTTTATCAAACCCAAGATAATTATCAAGTAAGTATTTCAAGGATCTACCTCCAAGAGAAGCTGGAAAGAAAGTGATACTGTGACTTTCATTCAAGATTTTTTTAGTATCTAGACCGGCATTTGCTACATGAGAAGTATAAATAACAGATGTATTAAAATGACGACCTGTTTCTAGTAGCATATTAAGAATTCCATTAATTTTATTACGCAATGGTTTATTTGTTATACAGTCTGTGTCATCAAAAATACACATAGAATTTTTAAAGTCTTCTGCTGTAATAGCTTCATTAATGAATTTATCATCAAGTACAAATCTTTTAAGACCCTTAACTTTATCAATGCTGGAGTCATCGTTTACACTAGAAAACAAATAAATAGGATTTTTTGGATACATCTTTTTATATTGCTCGCAATATTCACGAGTATAATAAGATTTACCACTTCCTGAAGCTCCAGTTATGTATAAAATACTGCGCTCTTTTTCTTTATCAGGGATTTGTTGCACTTTTTCTCCTTTTGAAAATGAAACATCATCAAGTGAATATTGTGTATCTTCTTTTTTGTCTGTAACAGAAATAATGCGGTCCTTTTTACCGTCAATTACAATTTTAGCGATATGATTGCCAACACCTTCAACGTTCATAATACTTTTATTTAGATTTTAATTTTTATTTAGATTTTAAACAATTTATTTTTTTCAATAAATAATTTTGTTTCTAAGTTTAAGTCTTTAATTTTTTCTTCAATTAAATTACTCAATTTTTCTTTTTTTCCTGGAATTCCGGAATTCTGGAATCTTGGGGCCAACTCCATTAATTTTAATTTTGTTTCCAATTTACTGATACTTTGATATTTTTTACCTAAATAACTGTTTAAAACTTTTAATACCTGATCTATGGGTCCTCGCCCTTTTAATTTTAAAAAAGAATACAGCCTTTTTAGTGCTTTGAAGACATTATATTCCCGGTATTTTAAGTAGTCAGAATATAAACTTTTCATAGCAAGTTGTTTAGTTTCTTTATATTGAAGACTGTAGTCTCCAATGTCTATAATATAAATACTTGAATACTCTATATTGTCCTTTATTACATCCATTTTAATTCTAGATTTCATTTGCAAACAATCTACAAAATAAATTATAGTGTCCTCTATATACGTATAGCCTTGTGATATACTTTTGGAATCCCATCTTACAGGTGAACCCTTGAATGTTCCACATTTAAAATCTGTAATAACTAAATTAAATTTAGACTCTAAACAGTATTTCATTCTAAAAAGATCTAAAATAAAAAGATAACTATTCTTTGGAAAATGAGAATACTCTATTAAATCATAGTCTGCTGAGTAGAGTACTTTGGAATCTGCTGCAGATCCAACTAGTCTTTGTTCTCCCCCGATACTCAAAAAAGAAAATACTGAATCCATTTACTCTTTACTAAATAAATTAATTCTTGGAAAGATTCCATTTTTTAAAATGTAAATATAGTATAAACTATGTCACAGGTAAATGTTTTTCATAAAGCAAATAATCCAGATTTTATTTATTTTGACTTACAACAATCAAACGTTTATAATTCTAGTAAAACTGAACCACAACCTTTAAGATTCAATGAAACTAGAGATAATCCAATTGTTCCAAACGCTGGAGAATACTATCTCTCTGTTAATAGATTTCAGTTAGATACCTATAATCTTCCAGTATTAGTAGTTGAACCAGACTTAACAACTGGAAATCCAAATCAAACAATTTACAAAGTAGTAATTACAGCATATAGTTCAGAAGTTCCACGAGATACTGGAGGAACAGGTCCCCTTACTAAAAATATCTCAAGTGTTTATACTTCTATTCAACCAGTAATTTGGATACCTGATGATAGTCTCATTGCTCCAGATTTAGATATGTTAAATGGAAAGAATACAGTTGAATTTCCTTATTATTATTGCCACTCTTATACTAAGTTTGTAGCACTTGTTAATCAGGCAATTAAAAAAGCGTATATAGATATTATTAATCAAATGTGGACTGCAGATTTTGTAGGTACAAGTTATGATCAATCTTTTGTTGACATCTTTGCCAGAGCATTTCCAATTCCACCGTATCTTGTTTGGAATAATTTGAGTGCTGAAATTATTGCTAATCAACTTTTTCATAGTATTGATTTAGTAAAAAAAGCTGATACTAATTACTCAGTCCCTGGTGCAGTTTGGACTAATACAGGTGGTTCAACTCATACTGGAGAAATAGGTCTACCAGTTCCATTTAATTTAGGCCTTTCAATGAATGCAAATTTATTCTCTCTTTTTAATTCGTTTCCAAGAACTGCTTATACCATTGGTTCCGATCAATACTACTGTTTAACTCTAGGAGCTACTGTATTTGATAATACAATTGCTCATCCAAAAAATAGTTATATGCCTCTTAAAACAGAAGCGGATCTCTTATTTAACGTTTCACCCTATTATAATACAGCAACTAATACTTATACTACAGAACGTAAAGCTACAACAAATTATACTTATGACAATTATTATATTTCTCAGGTACAAGAAATTTCTACAATTGATACTTGGTCACCTGTAAGCAGTATTGTCTTTACAACAAGCACTCTACCTATTATTATCAATCAGTCTTCTGCTAAGGCTACAATAGGTCCTGAAGAATTTAGTCAAGTTGTAAGCAGTGGATTTGATCTAATTATTACTGATCTTCAGACAAATCAGCAAGGAAGCCGCCCTAATGTACTTTACAATCCAAGTGCTGAGTATCGCCGTATTGATATGACTGGAAATCTACCTATTCAAATTATAGACATCTCAGTTAAGTGGCGTGCTAGGACTGGTCAGATCATGAATTTTTATCTACCTCGTGGAGGCTCTTGCTCATTGAAGATACTCTTTGAAAGAAAAGACAAGAAGGGTAATAATGAGTTTAGACTAAAACCGAGTATTTAGAGACCCAGGGTCTCAGAATTGTTTAGAATCATCTTTTAAATAATAATATAATATAATAATAAAAAAATGTCTGGAGACTTCTCTACCGTACTAATCAAAGATTCTACAATTGCCGGTATCACTGATAAACTTACCTATGCTGTGCAGTCGGGCGCTAGTTCCAATACCTTCCAGAAATTCAATGCAATCTCTAATGGTAACACTAGTCTAACTTTTAATATTAATGTGCCCTCGGAAAACGTAATTGTAAATCGTGAAGTATTTATTAAAACAAAAATTGTCTTTACTCTAACTGGTACTGACTACGTACCAGGTGATAATGCCACTCCTGGAATAGGAGTTGTCACTGCACTCCAGAGCTTCCCATTTAACCATCTTGTTACAACTGCTACTGCTCAGATCAATAACACCTCGGTTTCTACAAACTTGCAGGATATTCTTCCAATGCTTCTTCAGATGGCTAGCCAGGAAGAACTTTCAAAGTACAATGGAATGACACCCACTCTAGTTGATAGTGTCTTCCAGAGTCCAAGTGATATTTTAAGTACAGTGACTGGAGTTCCAAGCCTATGTAATCCTATGAACGAAATTTCATTTTCGGGTCATAATAAATTCTACCAACCACGAGGTGCTTTTCAAATTACACAAGTTGGATATTCCCGCACAAATTTAGCTGGTACCGTAGAAGAAACTTTAGAAGTAGATGCTGACACGGATGTTTTCAAGTTTTGTTATGAAGTAGAAGTAACTGAACCTCTTATTGGTCTATCGCCATTTATCTATGGCTCGCCTAAATACAATAACCAGGGTCTAGTTGGTGTAAACTCTATTAACATTGTTCTCAACATTGATTCTACCATGAAGCGTTTCCTTACAACTTATGCTGATATTTCAAAAATAACTGGAATTACAATGGGCCGAGTACTAGGAATTGGTACTGATAATTCGGCTGCCTTCCGCGATCCAGCTATTCTAATGAATTTCATGACTCCACAGTCTAAAGATATCATTCTTTCGCGAAACGTTGTACCATACATTGATCTCCCAAGATATATTGCATCGGTTACAAACCCTTCTGCAATTGGAGCTGGAACAAAAGTTCGTCTAACTTCGCAGAATATTCAGTTGAATCAGATTCCAGATCTTTTCGTAATTGCAGTGCGTAAACCAATGTCAACTCAGACTATTTTTGACTTTGAATTCAGTCTTGCAATTAAGAGTATTAGTATCAATTTCTCTAACACATCTGGTCTTCTAAGTTCTGCGTCGCCAGAAGATCTTTATCGTATGTCGGTAGACAACGGTTCAATGCAGTCTTGGTCTCAGTTCAGGGGTCAGGTTAATAAAGCAGTAGGACTTACTACTTCTCTCACTGGTGTATCAGATATGCCAACCAACGGCGCTGTTCTAGTATTGTCCCCTCCCTACGATATGTCTCTACCTGATTATCTAACCTCGGGTTCTATTGGTAACTACAACTTCCAATTTGAGATTGATGTTTTCAATCAGACTGCAGATGACATTACACCTGAACTGGTAGTCATGACAGTCAATAGTGGAATCTTCACAACCATTGCTGGTAGCTCCAATATCTACACTGGTATTCTAACCAAGCAGATGGTAATGGATGCTAAGGATATGGGCTCGGTAAACCCAGTTATGTCGGTAGAGCACAAGCGAATGATCGGTGGCGGTGCTGGTATCTTTGACCAAGCTCTCTCGGCAGTAAAGGAAAACCCAGCAGTTAGGGAATACGCTAAAAAGGCACTTAAAAGTCTAGCGGGTAATGGAATCTCGTCTGGTGGCCGTATTAGCCACCTAGTTCGCTAAAAAAAATAATAAAAAATAATAAATAGTAAATAGTAATAAAAAAAATTGTTTGAATAAAACTACTTAAAGAAAATAATAAGTTAAAAGAAGTCATGGAAAATCTTATAACTTATTACTTTTATAATTTTATATGTAAAGACCCAAATATTAAATTCACTTATGTTGGAAGTACTAATAGTCTAAATAGAAGAAAAAGATCACATCGCGAAAGATGCTGTAATGCTAATAACAAATATTACAATTTAAAGGTTTATAAAACTATTAGAGAACATGGAGGCTGGGGAAACTGGAATTTTACTATTATTGATAAAATAGATAATTTAACAGAAAGTCAGGCAAAAGAGAAAGAACAAGAATTTATTAATAAATTACCTCAAGAATATAAATTAAATATGCGAAATGCTTTTAGGACAGAAGAAGTTAAAAGAGAACAAAAAAGAAAATCCGATGCAAAATGGAATGCAAAGGAAGAAACTAAAATTTATAAGAAAGAATGGGCAAAAAATAAGAAAGAAAGGCTAAAATTGGCAAATAATTAGATTATTTTAGATTATTATTAACTACTAACCGGAATAATTTATAAATTATTCTATTAACTACTTAACAATAATCTATTTTTTTAGATTTTTTTAGATTTTATCTACTTTAATTTAAATCTATTCATATAATCTTTAATAGATTCTTCTAATGTTGGTTTATTCCATAGTATAAATCTGCTTAGTGCAGCAGGAGTCAAGGGATTTGTTATATCTTCAGTGCCTAGGGCTGCATGCCGTTTAATATAATAACTTTTTTTTAAATTGTCATTATGATCAAGATAAGTCTGGGAATATCTACTACCAAAGTGCACTTTTTTAATAAGTCCATCTATATCAAATACTGCCATTAACTTCTTATCCTTTCTAGTAGAATTTAAAATGTTTAAAAGTTTCATTTATAATAAGCAAATATTTAAAAAAATGTTAAAGTTTTAGGTTCATAAATAATCTTAAATTGTGGTTTTTTATTTTGTGCCAAAATTTTTCTAGCTTCTTTTTTTTGTGCTAGAATTTCTTCTTTATTTTTTTCATAGTAGAGTGTATTATACATTTTTACATAAACTTTGCGGTCAATTTTTTCCCGCTTTAGTTCCATTATATAATATACTATATTTTTTTTTTAAATTAAATTTTTAATTAATCCACATTGATACTAAAGTATCTGGAGTTACTCCTATTTTTTTACAGTTAGATAAAATTAAAATTGAAAATTGTGACAAATTCATTTGTATATCTTTACAGCAAATTACACGAAGAACACACCATCTTCCACAAGTAGCAACTTCATGATTTTTACTTTGAAATGGTACATTATTTACTAGATATTTATAATTTGATTTATTAACTAATTTAGTTACAAAATTTTCTTTCTGACCTAAAATAGAATTCATAACTTTTGATAATGTTCCTTTTTGTGTATCTGCATTTACTCCATAGGAATTAAAATATTCAATTGTATCGTGATATTTTAGAATTAGAACCCAATGGCCTTCATTTTCTTTTGTTTCAATTAATAGAATTCTAAAATCAAATGGCTCGGGTAAAAGTTCATCTATAGAATTATACTTTTCAAGTTCAGAATATTTTATAACTTCAGATTCTTTACCTGCACCAAAGTATCTTTCTATATCGGCATCTGACAATGGGGTTCTAATTCTATCTTTTATTGTTTCATCTGAGATTTCTGGAATACTTAAATTATTAACATATGCCATTTATTAATTAGATTTATTTTAATTTCTAAATAAATTTTAAGTTTATTTTTATTTTCTAGATTTTTTTGCTTCAAGAAATAATAGTTCAGTTAGTGTTGGTCCAGGTCTAGATCCAGATCCAGATTTTTTTTTTGGCGTTGGAGTATAATAACTTGGGACCGATACCCAATCTGAATCTTCTGGATCTAGTAAAGCTGTGCTAGTTGATACTACAGTAGGTTTCCCTGGTTTTTTTACTGGAGCTATTGGTTTATCAATCATTTGCCATGTATTATCTGAAAAATCTTCACGAAGTGGTTTATTTGTAAAAAGTTTTTTTTCAAGATATCTACCAACGATATCTGTTAAACCACCTCCAGCCATTGCTTTTTTCATTGCACGGTGCAATTCTGGAAATTTTTTAGCGTAACCTTTTCCGATGTATTGTGTTCCAAGTTTACTTAATTCAGGTGCGGCATGTGCTTCTTTAAAATTAAATAAATTTGTTGTTGCAGGGATAACTACAGTTCTATTTTTTGAAATTTGAGTTGGTGTCAAAAGTGAAACAACATCATTTCCTACTCTTACATCAGTTTGTTTTTCAGGGAGAACTTTTAAGATATCACTAGGTCCTGCAGCTTTGTTATAAGTAATAATTTCTTTCATAGGAAATTCTTTATCTAGCGTTTGAACATATAATCCTGCTCTAGAATGACCAACTCCAATAATATTTTGAGTTCCATATTTTTGAACAGCTTTTTGGTGTCTAGTACGATGCATATTATAACTTGGAGTTCCCACAACTTTTCCTCTAGTTAAATAACTTGCATTATCTATCCAATCAGTCATTCCTTCAGATCCACGATGTACTACAACTACATCTTTTGAATTATTTTTTGGAAAAACTTTCACTCTTTCATCTGATAAAGCTTTATCAATAGAGTAACCAGGTGGCGCGGTATCAGTTTCTTTTGTATAAGCTAAATCAATAAATTGCTGTAGAATATTTGCTGGCATACCACACCCTGTCATTCGCTTTCTAGGCATTTTATTATTAACAAAAGGTTTAATTTTTGAAATTAAATTAAAACTATTATTAATTTGCCTTTGGGGCTTTATTATTTTTTATTTTATTTTATTGGAATTCCGGAATTCCAGGGGCTTTACATTACATATATCTTGGGAGTCCAGTTTTTCTATAAAATGCCATTTCACGCGAACTTGGATGTGAAAGTCTACCTCCTTCTAAAGCAGAGTCATCAGCTGGAAAATTATAACTTGGACCAGCTGAAACAGCGCGCTGGCTACGCGCTTCATTAAAGTTTCTTATTAGACTTTCAGCTAGATTTGTCAATTGTACAAATTGTTCATAAAATGCAACTAATGTGTCTTTAAATGGCTCATTAATTTTCTTAATTTGATCATTAATTTTAGCCATTCTATAAAGCATTTTTGGTGCATCTTTCTGAAGAGAGAAATCAATTTCGGTTGGAATATCTTCATCTGGATAAATTGTTGTATCAGATTTTTCTAATAGGAAAATAGCATTTCGTCGGAAAGTTTCTTCATAGGCTTGAAATTCATCGTCATCTAGTTCTTCTGGGATATATTGTCCTTCAAATAAAGTTCCATTCCTGATTTCATCTTCCCGAAGACGATCTGTCATTTCCTGTATGTCATCTTCAGTTACTTTCTTAACAGCAAGTGGCATAGCAGTACTTGGATTATAACCTTTGCTTTGAAGCAATCCATCATTATGAAGATAGTTTAATATGTCTTTGGTAGTTCTATAAAATCCTGCAAATTCACGAGAAAGATTTCCCATAGCTGTCTTGAAAAAATTTACAGTTTTTAGTTTTGTATAATTAAAATTTGGCTGGATGTCTTGCAATTCTTTCATTAGTCTATTTAATGAAGAAATAATTTTATTTAATCCGGCTAAGTTAGTTTTAAAATTAGATTTAATAGCAGAAATATTACTAGTTGAAAAAGTTTCGTAGGTTAACATTTCTCTATCAATTTTAAGAGAATCTGTTAAATTACGTAGAAGATCTGTATTCAATACAATATCAGAATTAATTTTATTTAAAGCAACTTCAGCATTTCCGTCAGTTGGATCTGAAGCGGGACTTTCAGAGATGTCTAAAAAAGAAGAAGCCTGAGCATTGTACAATTGACGCTTAATTTTGTTAAGTTCTTCCAATTCTGTAGACTCTATAGCATAACTAGGAATCGTTGGCATTTACTAATTACTTTTATTTTAAAAATTAATTTTTATTCAGACAAATGGATTAGTACAGATTATTTTCCTTGACATATTTAGATGCCTGTGGTAGTGTCATGCCTGATTTCATCATTACATCTTTTACAATAGCAGCACGTCCGCCTCCGCGCATTCCCATTTTTCGTGGAGTATAGCCACTGCCAGCATAAGCTCCCGAAACTGCACCTAGAACACCAAAAACAGGTGCTAGAGGCTCTAGACCAGGAACAAGTGCTGCAACTGCTGCAGCAGGACCCATAACTGCACTAAATCCACGTGCAAAATCTTTACCAAAATTTGGGTCTTTTACAGCTTCTTCTACCTGACGACCAAAGTTATTGAAGTTCCGCTCATTCTGCCGGCCCCAGGCATTCATGTCTTCCCAAAGACCAGAGCCCTGCATTTCCTGAGCTTTCTGCTTCTGTTCTATCATGGCCTTAATTTTATGAGCAGCTTCCATACCGGCATTTTTAGCCTGTGTAGCACTTTCTAGATCTGGAACTTCATCAAGTCCACGCCCACGCAATATTTTTCCACGGCGATAGCCTTTGCCGGATTTAGGAGTAGTCATATATTTCCATGTTGCTGCGGCAGCATCCTTGGCAGCTTTCTGAACCGCTGGATCATTAGCAATAGCTCTGGCAGTGTCTTGATTTTCCTTGTTATTAACAAAGGCCAAGAAATTACGCTCATTCTGCTTGCCCCAGGCATTCATGTCTTCCCAAACACCGGAACCCTGCATCATCTGCATTTGCATTATTTGCTTTTTAGTCAATTTTTTAGGATAGCCCTTACCCTTTTTAGGCGCAGTCATATATTTCCATGTTGCTGAGGCAGCATCCTTGGCAGCTTTCTGAACTGCTGGATCATTAGCAATAGCTCTGGCCGCATCTTGATTTTCCTTGTTGTTAATGAAAGCCAAGAAATTACGCTCATTCTGCTTGCCCCAGGCATTCATGTCTTCCCAAACACCAGCACCTTGCATGTCCATGTAGCGTTCTTCATTCATGTTATACTGTGGATAACGAGCCATAGCCCCTGGCATAACAAGTCCCTTAGGCTGACGAACACGACCATTAGTTCCACCACGGGAACGGGCCATAAACGGTGCCGAATCAAGTTCCATCATAGGAAATGATCCACCTACAAGTTGACCCTTAGCAAAAAGTCCCATTGGCCTATCAAGAAGCATGTTATTAGCACCACAGTTAGACCCACCAACTTTAATACGATTTACACCAGATGGAACAGCATGCTTGAGATAGTAAGTTGGCTCACCAGTATTACGACGGAGATCATACTTTTCCAGTGCAAGACGAATTTTGTTATTTTCAGGGGTTTGTGGCATGAGATTGTAGTATCTATCCATTTTTATTATTAATAAATAAATAAAAATAAATTCAATTTTTAAACAATATTCTGTTAAGTATTCGGTACATTCTTGATATAGTTAGTAGTCATAACTGATGTACTTGTACCCATATCGGCTGCATCCTGCTTCATGGATTTAATTGTATCTGAATACTTATCAGTTAGATAAATTTTTCTTAATAGAGTAGAACTTACTCTTTTACCAAAAATTTCATTTAATTTCTTAGTCAATTGATTAGATTCTGTAAATGGAATTCCGTTAAATTTTTGCAAGAAAAAATTAGACTTATCAGGAATAAATTTAGAATAAATTTTTATAATATTCAGTAATTCAGGATTAATTTTAATTCTTTGAGTCTTATAAGTTCCTGCAGTTTTATAATTATTAAGAATAAATTCTCCATTCTTGATATCAACGTAATTAAAACTTGGATCTTCATCACCAGAGGCTATCTTCATATAAATGTAGTCTATATTTCTCCTAGGTGGCATTAAAGTATACAGTCCTAGAATTACAAGATCTAACAATTCTGAATACATTTCTTCAGTAAGTTTACGTTTACCTTTAATAACTTGTAATATTTCTTTCTTAGAATTTAGTAATTCATTAATGTCATTCATTGAAATCCAATTAGTATTCTCCTCTGGAGTCATTTTAGTTTGATCTTTTAGTTGAGTATTAAATTCAATAAGTGTTTTATAATAAGAATCATAAAGTTTTTGAAACTTCTTGGAATCTTTATTTGCTCCTGGGCAGTCATTTTTTAGTTCTGATAAAACAGAGCAAATTGCGATGTAGTAATTTCTTTGAGTATTTGGTTTTGAGTTTTCTAATTTAGATTTAATTATTTCAGGATTTTCAAGAAATTTAAAATTTGTAATTGGTTCATTATTATTTAATCTAATTAAATTAGAAGTGTACAATTTTTTAGAAGAATCTGTAATTTTTTTAGAATTAAAAATTTCTTCCAAAGATTTCATTTACATTGTAATTTAATTAGATTATTTTTTTTTAGATTTTTCAAAACAAAACTTGGAATTGGCCCCAGGGGCATTCCGTTTTTATTTTTATTTATTATTGGAATTCCGCAGAAACTGAAATTGGTTCGGATTCAATTTCAATTTTCATTAATTTATCATCTATTTTTTTTAATAATGTTTCAGAAGATTCTATTAATTTTGTGTAAGTATTATAACTTTTTTCTAGATAGTCCTTTGCAGGGACAGGTCTATTAATTCTATTCAAAGAAAGTGTTTTATAAATGTCTACACCAAGTAAGTAATAATCTCTTTGTGCAATTAGATCTGATTCTAATTTTTTTTGTACACCAAGATATAATTCTATAGATCCGACTATACCACAAGTAAGTGCAATTAATGAAGTAGTTATAGATATTACTCCTTGATTAGCATAGGGCTGTAGACCGACAGATATAATACTATTAATACCATTTAGAATAATTACAGGTACACGATACCATTTTAAACGATCTTTATTTTCAAAATATCTCTGCTTATGTGCCTTGCACATTAAATTACAATTTTGACGTATAGAATCTAAAATAGAGTCTATGTCAGAAGTCCAATCTAGTCCTTGATTCATTCTAGCTAAGCTCATTTATTATTACTAAATATTTTAATTTGGTTTGAATCTTTTTAATAATTCTTGAATTCTATCAGAATCTAGTGAAGAACTTGTACGCCTTTCGGGTACAAGACCGTAATCTGGAGGATGGAACAAATTTGTTGCATTTTGAGGTACAGGTGGAGGACCTTGCAACGCTAAAGGAAGATTTGGCGGTAACGGTCTTGGTGGTGGCGGTCTTGGTGGCGGTAAAGGAAGATTTGGAGGCGGAGGAGGCATTCTTGGCGGTCTTAGTGCAGGCAATGGAGGCGGTGGAGGCGGTGGAGGAAATCTTAGTGCAGGTGCAAAACTTGTGGGCTCAACTGCAACATATTTTCTTACAATAAAATCAACTTCAGTTTTTCCGCTTGCATTTTTTATTTGATTATATATTTCTGGAGTAAGTGGAAAGTTAATTAATTCAAAAGCTCTTTTAATTTCTCTATCAAAAACATTTTTTGCTCTATCTAGTAATTCTTCTGTTTTAGGATCTCCACGTTTTTCTATTGCGGCTTCTTTATTTTTTAAATTTTGTTGTGAATTTTGTAATGCATTAATTACACTTTGAAGAGGTGTTAATTCTTCTGCTTGATGAAGAGCTAGTTTTGAAGGATCCAGTCCTCCTGGAGGTGGTGGAGGCGGAGGTGCACCTGGCGGCATCATCATTCCGCCAAGAAGGCGCTGTCTTTGACGCCATTCTCTCTCTAATTTTGCTCTAATATCAAGTAATGAAAACATTTCTTCAGACATTTGAAGCTTATATAGATCTAATTCCTCAGGAGTACGAGACCAAGTTTGTCTTACTCCAGGCTTAAATAAATCTTGAAGGTTATCAAGTTCTTCATCTATGGCATTAATTTCATCTTCAATTTCATCCATTCTGAGATCATTTTCATAATTTTGCTGCATTTGATTAGTAGGCGGAGCTGATGGTCCTGGACCTGGACCTGGCGGTGGAGGCGGAGTCTCCGGGGTATGGGACCCAGGGGCAGAGAACATTCCACCACCACCACGAATTTCACGTAGATAGTTCATTTATTTATTAAATTATTATTATTTATAAATAAATTCTAATCAAAAATCAAAAGAACCACTTGGTGGTGTATAATCTTGTGGAAACTCAAATGATCGTGACATTTGAATTAGTTCATCTCCAAATCCGGCATTTTGCCAATCCATTAACTGTTGAAGTTTACGTCTAATATTATCAATATTTATTCCTACTTGCCGAAATTCTTCTCTGGATCTAGAGTCTTCTGGATTGCTTAAAACTTCTCCTCGGAGGTAATCTCTTCTTCTTTCTAAAGTATTTAATTGTTCACGATGTAATTTTATTTCATGATTTACTGTACTAAATGTTTTAGAATATGTAACAAGGTGGTCTGCAAATGGTATTACTGTACCTCTAGGAGTAAAATCTTCAGAAGATTGAACGATATTACTAGCACGAATTGCATTATAAGGGACTCCTGTTGACATTGGTACTATAGGAATCGCTGATGGTGTACCTTTTGGAGTAGTAGTACTCATTTCAAATCTAGGAATAGTAGTCTCTGGAAGTGGAGTTCCTTCAATCGCTTCAAGAGTTAGTGGAAGTCCTTGTATTGCAGCTGCACGGTCGGCTCGTTCTCTTCTTGCACGTTCTAAATCTCTTTTTGCACGTTCAGCAGCCCATGTTTTTGTTATTGAAGGAGATGTATAAAGAGTACGAAAATTTAGAGCTCCACCACGTCCAGCTCCTAAAAGAGGATCATCTACAAAGCCACCTGGTGGTGTATAATCTCGTGGAAACTCAAATGACGTGTTTGTATAAATTATATCATTTCCATGTCCAGCAGCTTGTTGCCTTGTTAATACTTCAACACTATGTGTAAGCATAATAATATCCCTTTCTACTGATGGTAGCCGTTGTGTTATACTATTAATTCCTTCTTCATGAGATTGAATTATATCGCGTAAATGTCCTTGCCCATTATTTTGCATTTGTTGAATTTCCTCAATAGACCTTTGCCTAATACTTATAAGTTGATCTCTCAACCGTTCAAGTTCAGCTAAGTCCCGACGGTTATCATTAAGTTCATTTTGCACTGTAGTTATTGTTCTAGAGTATGGAGTAATAGACCGTGGTTGTCTAGTTGGTGTGCCTCTTGGAGTAAAATCTGAATTATTCTCAACAACACTGCTAGCGCGAATTGCATTATAAGGGACTCCTGTTGGTATATTTATAGGAATCCCTGATGGTGTGCCTCTTGGAGTAAAATTATCAGTAGTCTCTAATTCAAAATTAGGAATATTTGATTCTGGAAGATCTATTGGAGTTCCTAGATATGGAGTTCCTTGCATCTTGGCAGCTCTAGCAGCTCGCCTTGCACGATCAGCAGCTGAATTTCTTCTTATTCTAGGAGCTTGATAAAGGTTCCGAAAATTTAGAGCTCCACCATGGATTTCTTGTAAATAGTTCATTTATAATTATGATTATTATAATTTATAATTAAATTCTAAGCGTATTTTTAGCCTAAGCGTATTTAGCCATAGGATCTTCTGTTTGAATGTACATGCCCCTGGGGCCCATGCCACTGGGGCCCATTCCAGCTCCTAAAAGAGGATCATCATCAGAAAAGCCACCTGGTGGTGTATAATTTAGCGGAAAGTCTAATGACGTATCTATATAAATCATTTCATTTCCACGTCCATAATTTTGCAAATTTGTTAACTGTGCAAGTTTAAGCCTAGCTCTAGTAAGTTGTACTCCTGTTTCTTGATATTGATCTCTTATTTGTCTAGTTGGATTTCTTTCAAGTTCTCTTCGGAGTTGAGCTATCAATCGTTCTCCACTAGCTACTACTTCTCTATAGTGATTAACTTCATCATTTATTGAACTTATTGTTCTAGAATATGGAACAAAACCTTGTGCCTGTGGAAGCAAGTTTGTACCTCTAGGAGTAAATTCTGATTCATTTGCAACAACACTACTGGCACGAATTGCATTATAAGGGACCCCTTCTGGTGTTACAATAGGGGCTCCTTCTGGTGTTCCTCTTGGAGTGGTAGTATTAATTAATTCAAAATTAGGAATACCTGCTGGTGGAATATATTCTTCAATTACGGGTGGAGGCGGCCTCGGCGGAAGATTCAATGGAAGTCCTTGTCTAGCACCTGCAGCAGCGGCTCGTCTTGCACGATCAGCAGGTGTATCAACTCGTCTTACAGGCGCAACAGGCGCAACAGGCGCAACTGGAGCTCTTCTTCTAAACGGGTTCCGAAAATTTAGAGCTCCACCACGGGTATATCTAGGATTAGTAACTTGTGCTACTCCAGGATTTGCTACAGCTACCTGTACTGGCGGTGGTTCATCAACAATATCTGCTGGTAAAGGGAGTAGATGAAAAGCTCCTCTAGTTTCTACTACAGTTACTATATGATAACCACGGCTACGTAAAAAATCTGTTAAGCTAGTTATTTGATGTTCAAGTTGATAAGTACTTCCTCTTTTTTTTTGTTCTAATTTACGAATTAGATCTGAAATTATTAGTATATCTTGGTTAATTATATCTCTTTCAGCTGCATTACCATACTTCTTCCGGCTATTAATAATTCTTCTATAGTTTTTTAGATCATCAATTTGTTGATCAAGTACTGTGGTAGTAGTATCACTTCCACCTTTCATTTTACCCCCTTGATATTTTCTTTTATGTCCCCTAGTTTGAATATTATAAGGTAAAGGATAAATATTTGGATTTCCAAATACTGTAGATATATGATATCCCCGATCAACTAAATGCTTTAATAAACTTTCTATTTCTGCTTCAAGTTCAGAGGTGTAATTACCACTTCTTTTTCTAAACAACTTACGAATTAAATCTCCAATTATTTTTAAATCAGTAGAAATTATTTGTTCTAAAACAGGACTAGCTCCTTTAAGTTGTGTATTAAGTACTCTTGCATAGTGTAATAAATTATCAATTTGCTGATCAAGTAAATTTGTTATGGGAATTCCTAGACTAGTACCAAAATCTTCTAATTCTTCTACTGTAACTGCATTTTCATCAGGTTCGCTTCCATATCCACCCTTCATTTTACCTTTCATTTTACCTCCAAAAAGTGGTCTTGAATACATTTATTATGTACTCAAGATTTCAATTTAAAGCGCATTTCAAAACAATAATATTAACTTCTAATAGGAGGACAAGTGGTTGGAGATTGACTTTAAATTCTTTTACCCCTTTTCCTTTTTTTTTATTTTCTATTTCTTTTTTATTTTTCTATTATTTAATATCCTAGTGTCCTATACCCCCTAAAAAAAAAAAAAAAAAAAAAAAAAAAAAAAAAAAAAAAAAAAATT